TAGGCGGGTGCGACAAGGCTATGAAGTCGAAGGATACACGCACGGCAGCGCAGCGCGAGGCTCTGAAACGCTATGTGCAGGACTTCCACCGTCGTTTTCCCCAGATTAAGATTGTGGGACACCATGAGCTGAATCCGAGCAAAGCGTGCCCGAGCTTCGATGTACCATCATGGCTACGTGCAATAGGTATCAGACAATAAAAACGGAAAGGTATGCAAATCAGTGAACTTATCAATCTGGTGCTTGGTGGCGGACTTATGGCAACGGTAATAGCCGTTATCACAATGAAATCAACGGTGCGAAAAGCGAAGGCGGAAGCAGAAAAAGCGTTGGCCGATGCCGAGACAGTCCGGATTGATAACACTGAAAAAGCCACACGAGTACTTATTGAGAATATCGTAAATCCCTTAAAGACAGAACTCAATGAAACAAGAAAAGACCTCAATGCAACCAAGCGCGAGATGGCGCGGCTCAGGAAGGCTATTGACGATGCTAATAGTTGCAAGTATAGCGATGATTGCCCTGTGCTTAAGCGGATGCGCATCGACTCGAAAGAGCGTAAACACGGAGATGTCGGTGAGCCACGCTGCGAGCCGCCTCGATGTGGACAGCACGGTGAGCGTCGTCGAAAGCTGGCAAACGCCCGTGACAGTGCCGATGTCATCAGTGAGCTTGACGCTGCCCCTGGACAGTCTTCGAAAGCTGCCACAAGGAGCGGGCTACACCGCGAAGAAGGGGCGAGCGAACGTGAAGGTGACGAGGAAAGCACCGACCAAGACGGAGCCAGAGCAAATAATTATTGAGGCCAACTGTGACAGTCTGCAATTAGTCTGTGCAAGATATTCAAAGACTATCAGCACGCTGAAGCGGCAACTTCAATCGGCACAGAACTCTAATAAAATGCTGAAAGAAGCGGCAAAGGAAAGTTCCGGAAACACTTTCCTCATGAGGCTCAAGTATTTTTGTGCCGGGCTTCTGTCCGGGATAATCGGAATAGTATACACTTTTATAAAACTTAGAAAATGAGTAAGAACAAGAATTTTATCTACGGCATTGCAGTCGTGAAGTTCGGTGAGTTTGTTATAGGCTACATCGAAAAGAGCAGCTGGGACTGGGGTGGCACAAAACCAGAGAGCACAGATGTGGAAGCTGAGCAAGTGCCCGATGCACCAGTGCTGACGCTGTTGCAAAAAAACGCTACGGTAAGTCCAACGTTCAACTTGATTCAGCTTAATTACGAAAACTTGAAGGCTGTGTTAGGTGGTACTTTGGTAGAGACTGGCAGTGATGGCAACAAGAAGGTTACAGGCTGGAAGGCACCGACCTCACTTGTGGATCTGAGTGGTAAGTGGACCATCGTTTTCGTGAGCGGTCAGACCATGACCATTCCCAATGGCACCATCCTGGCCAATCTTGGCGGCAAGCTGACGCTGACAGAAGTTTCGAAGGTGGAATGCCAGCTAAAGGTGAATAAGCCTTTGGAAGGTGGCGCTCCCTATGAAATTAATGATACGTTAGGTGAAGGCTGATGGAAGCAGATGTAATCAGGCAGATCCAAAGAGAGGGCGCGGAAGCGTTGCTTGATGTGGGGGTTAGTGTACCGCTAAAGGCGATACACATCCCCTTCCGGAAGACTCCTTTAGAGCTGCGTGTGACCATGAAACGACCTTGTATGTCCGGACAGTTACATATTGCCCGGACATATCTATCTATGGGGGTAACGAGTGAGGAGATGTGGAATTTTACGAAAGAGGAAGAGATGCAGTTTTTAGTAAAGCAGTCGAAACCTCTAAGCCGCATGATAGCATACATGATATGTCGCGGTTATCTTGCTCGGAAAATCGCTGTAGGAGTGACAGCATGGTTTATCCGCAATTTTATGAGCTATGAGTACCAACTGGAGGTGATGAAGAAATTCGTCACATTAATGGGTACAGACCCTTTTATTCCTATTATCAGATCAGCCGAGATGACGAATCCGATGAAGCTGAGACTGAGCCAAAAAAAGAAGGGGAGTTAAAGAGCCGTTGGGAAGGCTCCCATAGCCCCTTTGGATTTGTGTGGCAGATAGCCAGTGCAACAGGCTGGAGTGTTGACTACATCTTGCATGGCGTAAACTATCAGACCTTGATTATGATGTTGAGCGATGCGCCACACTATGTTGACAAAGAAAAAAATAATAAAGAGAATCAGACTGCTGAATCCGAAGCTGGAGATATCGTAGACTTTTTCCAAAGCAGACTGAAATAAAACAATAACGCAACCATGGCAGAGCCCGTAAAAATAGAATTCTTGATGGTCGACAAACTTTCCTCGAATATGGAAAAAAGTCGGCGGAAGGTGAATGAGCTTACTCAAAATGTAGGCAAGACGAATAAGGAATTGGAAGAAACAGGCCGAATCTCTGATCGTCTGACTCGTTCTGTTGGCAAATTAGCTGCAGCTTTTACTATCAAGGAGTTTGTTTCAAATGTTGTCAAGGTTCGTGGACAGTTTCAGCAGTTGGAGGTAGCCTTTAGCACAATGTTGCAAAATGGTGAAAAGGCCAAAGCTCTGCTGCAAGAATTGACCCAAACAGCCGCTACGACTCCCTTCGGGCTGGAGGATGTGGCTCAAGGAGCCAAGCAGCTATTGGCCTATGGTTTTGAAGCCGAAAAAGTGAATGGTACACTGATTCGCTTGGGTGATATTGCTGCAGGTTTGAGCGTCCCATTAAATGACCTGGTGTATCTGTATGGTACAACCATGGCTCAGGGGAGAATGTACACTCAAGACTTAAATCAGTTTACCAATCGCGGTATTCCGATGATAGCCGAGCTTGCCAAGCAATTTGGCGTGACAGAGAGCAAGGTAAAGGATTTGGTAGAAGCTGGTAAGGTTGGGTTTCCAGAGGTGGAGAAAGTCGTGGAGAGCCTTACTAATGAGGGCGGAAAATTTGGCGGCTTGATGGCGGAGCAATCAAAGACTATCACGGGGCAAATTTCAAATATTGAAGATGCCGTGTCGATGATGTTTAACGAGCTGGGGCAGCAGAGTGAAGGGGTAATCAATACTACATTATCCAGTATCTCCTATGTCATCGAACATTATGAGCGTTTTGGACGAATCCTGATGGGATTGGTAGCAACCTACGGAACTTATCGGACAGCGATTATGCTTGTCACTGCTGCCAAAGGTTGGGCAACGGCCGCTGAAGCTTTGCATTATAATTGGCTGTTGTTGGTAGAGCGAGCTCAAAAGATGCTGAATGCGACGATGCTCGCCAATCCCTATGTGTTGGTGGCGACTCTTATTGCTGGCGTCGTAGGCGCAATGATGAGTATGCGCAGCGAAGCGGAACTCATGCAAGATGCCGATGCTGCTTACGAGGAACAGAAACAAAAGGTTATTGAAGCTGAAGAAGAGCATGCGCGCAAAATGAATGAGCTATGCCAGATAGCAGGTGACGAAGCTTTGTCAACAGATACGAGGCGTGAAGCATTGAATAAGCTTGAGCAAAAATACCCTGATATCTTTGCTAAATATGACACAGAATACAAAAAACTAAAAAATATCAAGAAAATCAAAGAAGAGATTGCCGCTCTTGATGGCCAGAAATCTGTAAATCGTCCAGAAAATGAGGTGAAGGACGTGAATAAAAGGATCGCAGAATTGGAAAAGAAAAAGGCGACTGAACGATATTCTGATCCATCTGGTAGGGGTGTTGCGATGAAGGTGGGAGGGTTGAATAGTGCTGAGGAAGCAGAGCTCAAAAGCCTTTATCAACGTCGAACCAAGCTGAACGAACAAACTCGTAAGAATCAGGCAAATCAGTACTTTGAAAATCTTACGGGTGTAAGCAATGCTACTCTTGAAGAGCAGATAAAGTTGCGACAGAATCTCCTTGCAAAAATGACTACAGACGGAAAAAAATATGGCAGGATCAATAAAGGGGGTAATACTCCAGCAGTCATTTACTCGCGGGAAGAAATACAATATCAGTTAAATAAGCTGAACGCAGAAAAGAATGAACGATCAGCAGCTCGAGAAACAGGGAGTGGCTGGACTGCAAAAGCCAAGAAATCCTACGAAAAAGCTCTGAAGGCCTATAACGATTTTGTGGCTGACAAGTCGCAGAAACTTACAGAGGGAGAGTTTGAAAAAAAGCGGAAACAACTTAAAGACGACCTGGATCAAAAGAAGAAGGATTATGAAAAGGTGAAGCCATCTAAAGATGCTGATGCTGAAAAGGCTTCTAAACAACAGCATAAGGAGGAAGCCGAAGCTGAGCGTAGGAAGCAACTACAGGCAAAAATAGGCCAAGAACTGGCAGAATTGCAACGCTCTAACGATGAGATGGAAATCGATGCCATGGAGGAAGGCTTGCAGAAGAAACTCCGCAAGATAGAAAATGACTATCAGGCTCGTCGTAATGCCATCGAAAAACAAGAAAGTGGCTGGAAGCGTGACAATGTCAAAGCAGGTATCTCAACAGGTGAGAATGGACTGACTACGGAACAAACAAGCGCATTGCAGGCAGCTCTCAATAAAGCTGAAGAATTGCGTAAAAAAAGTATTGCCGACGTAAATAAAGAAGCCCGAAAGGATGAGCTCAGTGCAATGGTTGTTTACCTAAAAGAATACGGATCTTTCGAGCAACGTAAGTTGGCAATAGCAGAAGAAACAGCTCAGAAGATTGCCGAGGTTGATGCAGCCGCATTGAGCGACTCTGCAAAAGCTTGGCAGAAAAAAAAGTTGCTTAAAGAACAGGAGCAACATGAGGCCAGCATGTCTTTCGAGGAAATCAGTCGTGGTATTGACTGGAATGCACTCTTTGCCGGTGTTGGCAATCTGACCAAGGAGATGATGACACCGATGATGGAGCAGCTGCGCGCATACGTCGAAACGGATGACTACAAAAAAGCCGATGCGGAAACCCAACAGAAGGTGACGGCATTAATCCAAGAGATGCGGCGGTATGTTGGTACGGATCAGAGCATGACGTGGCAGAAGCTGGACGAGGCTCTCAAACAGTTTACAGAGAGCGTGGCTGCCTATGATCGTGCCGTAAAAGCCGAGGATGCTGCTGTGGCGGCGAGAGCAGAAGGCAAAAAGAAGCTTGACTCAGGAGAAATCACAGAGGAGCAGTACCGAGAACTGGAGAACAAGGCGCAGGAACTTGGCGATGCTACCGCCAAGGCACATGAGAGCATGCAGAACTTCGGTGAGGCGCTGAACTACACCTCTGACGAGGTAGCGAACTTTACAAGCGGACTAACAACAGCCCTGAGTAATGCCAAGGGCTGGGAAGGTGTTGAAGGTTTTAGTGGAGTGCAACAAACAGTGGGACAAATAGATCAGCTGAAAGGTGCGCTCGACTCCATATTGCCTCAGATGGGCGAAGGTATGGCAAAGAGTATGGGAGGGACTCTGTCAAGCGCGATCGGCGATGCGTTGTCGTCAGTTGGCAATAGCTTAAATAGTATTCTGTCCAGTGGTTTGGGGAGTGTCGTGGGTATTGTGGCGCAGATCCCGAAGTTGATTTTGGATATGGCGAATGCCATCAAGAGCTTTGTAACGGGTGTATTATCGTCTTTGACAGAACTCATCAGCCTTCGTTGGATCGACGATCTTGTAGCGAGCATATTAGATGCTATCGGCAATCTGATAGATGCCATTTTCGACCTACCCGAGAACATGTTTAAGATGTTGGAGCACATCCTCGTGGATGGTATTGGCGGTCTTTTTAATTCGGTCTTAGGACGTATCGGCAACGTGTTATCGTTTGGCTTCTTGAGTTCAAAAGGTCCGAGCGAGTGGTTTACAAACTCCAACGCTGAAGCAGTGGCATCAGCTATCGACAGACTGACAAAGCGGAACGAACTGCTCGAACAAGCCATCGAAGATTTGACGGACGAGATGAAGACTACTCGTGGGGCAACTGCTATCCGCATCTCTGGCGAAGCAGA